CGCGCGACATCCCACGGCGTGTGGCAAGCAAAGTACCTGCAAGTCGTTGATGCGTAAGGCTTTTTCGGCTTTGCGGCGCGAATGCGAACTGTTGGGGATATTTGCTGTTTTCCCTTTTATATCAATGGGTTACGACCAAGCGCCATTCTGCGCGACTGATTGCGGCCGGTTGATATGGGTTGCCATGGGTTGCCGTCGCGTTGACCCTGGCAATGGCGGGCGTGCCTATGTCAATGTCTGTGCATGGTCTCGGTAGGCGCTGGACGCTGTATGCGGCCGCATGCGGCGCTGGTATCAGTAGGCTTTGCGTTTGTATTGATAGGCTAGTGCTGCGCTTAAAACGCGCTACAGACGCGCACAAAAAAGCCGGGACGTGCCCGGCTTGGTTTGGTTTGTGGTGGTGCTTATTGCTTCTGCGCTTTCATCATGCGCCACACGTCCATGCGCTCGGCTAGTCCTTCCTCAATGATGAACCTGCACGAGTCCGTCATTGTGCGCTCGCCAGCCACGCAACGGGATAGGTAAGACGTGCTCACGCCTATCTGCGCCGCGACTAATGAACGGCCGCCCTGAGCCTTTATTTTTGCGTCTAAAGCGTTATCTCTAGTTAACTGCATCGTTGTCCCTCCAATTTTCCCAAAGATTTGCGGCGCGCTCTTTCGCATCATGCAAAGCGCCCAACACTGCCCAATGGTCCCGCATGTTGTCATAAGTTAAAGGCTCCAATTCCTGGCCCGGTTTGATCCCAACCGACGAGCATTCAAAATTACCAAAGACTACTCTATCGGCTAGCGCATGTTCTTCAACGAACCCTAGATCTTTGCCCAAGTTCACGCCCGCAATGAATGCGGCTAATTCGTTTTCTGTTTCGATTTTCATTCTAACCCCCGGTTAATTGGTAAATTGTTAATAAGACAAACGCCATCCAAGCCATGCCCGAAACAAACGCCCACGCGCCTATCTTGTTGTTTTCGCGGATTTGCTGCGCTCGTTTTGCCCGTTCTTCTGCGCCATGAGGCGGCGCAAAATCTTTAGGACTGCCACCCGGTACGACCGGAACTCTCTTGCTTTCCTTCATTAATTCCCGCATCGGCCGCAGTCTTACGACCGTGGCCGCGTTCTTTTCCGTTTTCATATCAACCCCTTGCGATAATGTTTGCGCTTGCTGCGCGTGATCCGTGAACAGTAAAACCCACGACTGTTTTGCGCTTGGCGTGCGTGCATAGCTTGCACGATAGACAATTTACTCCGTCGCGGTATTCAGCCGGGCAGCGCACAAACCTCACGCTTCCGCGCTCAAATTTGCGCCAATCCTTACCGCGCCGCTCGTCGGATATAATCGCGACCGTCGGAAGATTGCGCCGGGCATACCCGACCGCTTGCGCTTCATTGTTCGCACTTGCATTAATCGTGAACCCGCGTTTATTCGCGCTTCTAACCTTGCGCGCGTTCTGCGCGTTCATTGGGTAGTGCGTGTAGGTAAACCCGCGTCGTCCATCATTGGCCGCGACCAAATCGTTTAGCTTGTCGCCGTCGATTTCGTCGGGTGCGCTGGGTGGTAGGTCACCGCTGACATTATGCCGCCAGACCATACCCGGTTTAAGTGCTGCTATTTTGGCGACGAAGTCCGGCCAAGGTGTGCCGCGCTCTCCAGAGTCCAACTTGTCCCAATTGAGTCGGGTATGAAATCCAGCGTCGGCATAGCAGCCACCTTTACCGATTAACGGACAAGATGGGGGGCACGTTGCGCGCGCACTGTTACTTGCAGGCATAGGGCCGATTTTCGCGTTTGCGCTTTTCGGGATGAATTGATAAAACATCATTTTCTCCCGTAATCGGTGCAATCGGTACAACACTTGGCCGTATACCTTTTGCCCTCTGAGTCTTTCGGAAAATATACGCGGACAAAGAAAGCGCCCGGTCTTTTCCATGACAAGCAGGAAAGACACTCGAACCCTCTTTTGCTGGTGTAAATCTTTTTCCAATTCATTATTCACCCCCCAAATCGCACATGCTGCAACATTTCGCATAATCCAGCGCGCGGATTTGCTCCGCTTCGCACTGCGTTATTGCGTCGGTGATTTGCTGCCGATAGTTCGCGGCAACACTCGCGGCCGTGATATATGTGCGCTTGAACGACAGAACGTCTTCGATTGATGGATGAGTTTTGTGGTCATACGCGAAACCAACAACATGCTGCGCCGTCAACAATTCAGCCGCTAATTTTGGTCCAAAATTCTTTGGATATTCGCGACCAGCGCACCACCCGTTGCGGTGCTGTCTTTCTTGTCGCGTTTCTTCTTGTATCAATTTGGCGATATGATCTGAGCCCCCGCCTAGGTAGTCGATAGCGTGCTGCAGTTTACGTGAGGCGGTCTTGATCAGTTCGATTTGCTCTTTGGTAATGGTCATTATTCACCCCCCAAATAACGCACGATAAAACCCGCGCCCAGTGCGGCCATGGCCGAAAACGCAGATATCGTTGCAGCGAATGCGAAGGCATAGGGTGTCGCGCCGCCAGCGATGGCGACCATAAGTAGAAGCGCAGTTATCGCGCACCATGTAAAAGCAAAAATTGCGTGTTGCATCTTTTGAGTCCTTATTGTTTTGGTTTGTTCGCGCTCTTTTCACAAGCGCAAAAACATTCTCAGGGCACACGTTGACAATGTCAACACTCCAACACAAAAAAACCTGTTTTTTTTCTTATAAAGGAAACAGTCAAAAATGACGGACAAAACGCGCTAACAATTGTCGGAGTCCGTCAATAACCCCTTTTGCTCGAATTAATCCGATGCACCCGGCCACGCTCGGCCAGACTCGACCGCGCCCTGCCATCGCACCCGACCGACCGGCTGACCATCACCAAACGGCCACAAAGCACCTCGCCGCGCGCACTTCGTGGGATAGTAAACACCGTTTTGGTAGCTTCGTGGGATAGTAAATAGGCTCCGTGGGATAGCCGTCCGACCCCTTCGTGGGATAGTAAATGCCAAAAATACCTTCGTGGGATAGCCGCCAGGCAGCTTCGTGGGATAGTAAATACTTCGTGGGATAGCCGCGATCAGCGCGCAGTACGCATCGCCTTGCGTATTTGGATGGAGAACTCAAAGGGTAAACGTCGTCTCGCGTAAGCCTTCGCGATCTCTGTTGCTGGGAACAGTCTGCCGATTGGACGGCTTCTGTAACCCGTGTGGAATATCATCTTTAGCCTCTTGCCGCCTTTCTTGCGCTTAAAGCCAACACGCTCATACAAGCCTAAGTACTTGTCTGCCTTTGGTTTGCCTTGTGGAAAGCCGTAGAAGTATCGCTCTTTGTTGGCCCTCAACTTTTGATACGCATTCTTCTTGATATTGCCGTGCTTGTTTATGGCGCTCTTTGGTGTATGCCTTGTTGGCGTTATCAGGTTTACGCGGCCTGGTTTATCAGGCGGCTGAACCGTGCCTCCTTTCAAGATGTTCGTGAGATACCGACGCTTCGCTGCACCGCCACCACCTCTATGCACACCACCAGGGCTCACCCTGCCACCATGGCGCTCACCTATTACATGAGCTATCAGTTTGCGCTTCGATGCCTTTATGTATTGAAAGCCTTGCTTTGTAAATCTCTCCGCGCCGCCGATCAGGTGTTTATCGATCTCTCGACGCAGCAAACCTCGACCGCCCTCGCCGACAGCAATCTGAAAGGCTACTCGGTTCAATGTCTGTGCAGCAGCGAAGGGCACTTGATTCAAATCAAGATCATTAAAGTAGCTTACTGCCTTGGCTACGTCGAACTCTACAAGCGTCTTATCGACCATCGTGGGATAGCCTCGACAGATCAGTGACCATCAATACGCGACCAGAGCAGCCGGGGCAGGTCGCGCGGAGCATCTGCGTTTCGTAGGTGTACCCACAGGTCGCGCACTCTATTCGAAAGTGATCAGGCTGATGAGCAGCTCTACCCCGTCTCGGCCCAGCACCGTCGTAATCCTGGTAGGCACCATGTCCACGTTCAAGTCGAGCCCTTGCTGCAAACTTACCCATTCATCAAACTCCTGTATTGCTTGCATCCTCTGTACGGTCTCTGTGTCTGGCAGATAATCGATTGGCCGCAGCTTTGGTTGATCTAATGTATTCTTCGTAATCGCGACCAAATTTTCGCTCAAACCACTGTCTCCAGGTTGATTTCCGACTAGGCGTTCTTTGATCCAATCTGCCCCATATGTCCCGAGCACAACAGTATTGAAGAAACTCGTAGTCTGACTCAAAATGCTCTCTCCCCAAGCGCATGCACTTTCTCCTTGAAGTCTTCTTCAATCTCTAGCAGTTCATCGACGGTTAAAGGTTTACTGTCCCGTGCGAGCCCCTGGAGCCACTCCACGCCTTCTCGGCCATAAGTGTCGATCATGTGGAGCGTGTACTCCATCAAAGCACCGTGACGGAAGGTATTGCAGCCGGGACATTGCGGCCAAATGTTTTCTTCTATGAAATAGACAGCGTCGAAGGTCTTGGGTATGAAGTGACCAGCATGCATATGCTGCCAATGCCGTTTCACTGAACAGGTCGTGCATTGCACCATGCCATGTTCATCAGCATGCTTGCGTCTGATGTATTCGCTACATAAGCGCCAAGCGCGAGCGCGCACCGTTTTCTTTGTTTGTTTACGCCGAGACGGCATGGTGACCCTGAGTGCTCTAGTCACGATAAATCATCTTTGATTTTGCGAGCACCCCATGCAGATCTTTCAGTCTGCGTTGCGCGTTCATGCGTTCTTCTTGATCCGTGAGTTCTAAACCCAAACGGGCTAGACGGCTGGGGCCGCGCCCTCCCCAAGTCTGGTCGATGTTCCACATCTCGTTTTGGGTGCGGCAAATCGCCTTCTGAATGGTCTTTGGTTTGGCAATCCAAGTCATGTGTCTTCATTGGGCATATGTCCTTACCGTCTCATCAGTAATCCACTTGCCCAGCGTACCCCTCAAATAGTTTTCTCTTTCACCGCCATGAAACCGATTGATAGCTTCCGTTACGAAATCATCCATCCAAAACGGCGCGTCTTCAGGCATCTTGCCTAGACCGAGTTTATAGTCAAGCAGTCTGTCAGCGAGCAAAACATTGTCATTGATGAGTTCTGTACGCTTTGCGCTTGAACCTTGGATTTGACCATCTGACTTTTTGCTAGAGCGCAGTTCGTTTGAGATCTCTGCGATGTCGGGAAAGTAGTTGTTTTTGGTGAGCAGCCGACCAAGAGCTTCTTTGAGTTGCACCTCCGTGTGCTTGCCAAGCTCCTGATAGTAGACAGTGCGGAGTTGAGGCCAATCCTTACGCTTGCCTTTGTAGGCCAACCATTGCTTGAAGCAGCGATCAAAGGTATCGATATCCATGACTACTCCTTAAAACGGTATGTCGTCTTCAAAGTCGTCTTGTTTGTTTTCAAAGTTGGCTGGTCGCACACTGCCTGGGCCATCCAACCTGCGTTCTAGCAGTTCTACCCTATTAACAATCACCTCTGACCAAATACGCTTTTCGCCATTAACTTCGTAGGATCGATTAGAGATTCGTCCTTCTATGGCAACCTTCGTGCCCTTCTCACAGTAGTTTTGGAGTATCTCGCCGGTTTTGTCGAAAGCAGAAATGTTGTGCCAGCACACATCGTCTTTGCGTTCTCGCGTTGCAAGTGAGCAGTTTACGACGACCTTGCCGTTTTTAGTTTGTTTGGATTCTGGCTTTCGACCGAGATTGCCGATTAGGGTGACATGATTCATAGCGATAGCTCCTTATCTTTCTATTCGTTCACTTTACCCCGCGCGCGCGGGTATATATTGAAAATGTTAAGAAACACATGACAAGTGATTCTCAACACAACCAAATTCTTCACTTCAGAGCTACCCGGTAAGCACACACCGTCCTGCGCCGGGCAATAGCACTAAACCCCTGACTCACGTTTTAGGTTCCAGCTTCGTGGCTGTCCCTCATACCTAGTCGATCAGGGCGACTGTCGGTGGTGCTCGCTGCCGTGTCTCGCAGTCTCCGTTGGCTACCTAAGTCATCCAACGGCATCACACCCGCTTAAAAATCCCCTGTTCGACCACCTTCAGGGGCAAAGGCAGGAGAGAGTGTGTCACCTCTCTGGTCTAAAAAAGCCGCCATTGTGACCGGCCTGGGCGGCGCAGGGTGAAAACTCGATGATGGAGAGCATCGAGGGGTCACTCGCAGGGAGGAAAGGACTCAAACCTCGTCTGCAAACATTGTCACCGGGGAGATTCAATGTCTCCCACATCATCTAAAAACTGTTCGATCTCTGCAAGCCTTTCCTTCGGAAACTCGGTGTGCTGCCACTTGCAGACGGCTGCGCGGGATATACCTAACGCACGCGCAAGCTCTGCCATCGAAGCATCTCGCATCGCCAGCTTCACTTTAAATTCTCGCCACAGTTTGTCTTCCATGAAAAAAATTTAACAAAAAAGGTTTACACGGTCAACAAACATATGTTTTGATGTTTACGTTGTTAAGCAATAACGCTAGTAACAACATATTACATATCAATAAAAAGGAGAATGTTGTGGGTAATTTAATAACCCTGGAGCCAATCCAGCAAACAGTGATGACTGTAAAGATAAACGGCACGTCGCCATTTATACAACACAAGTGGGCTGAAAAGAGCCTCAAAATGATCAGGGATAAGAAAGCTGGTCTACGGGTCAAGAACAGAGAGGTCTGTGATCCAGAGCAAGAGTTTCGGGATGCGTGTTATCGCCTTACAGACGGACGATACGGCTTTCCAGCCGGTGGCGTTAAACAGTGCCTCATTGGCGCTGCACACAAAGACATTGGGCTAGAAAAGACCTTGTTAAAAAAGTCCCTGTTCATTCAGCCGGATGACCGCGAGTTGAATCTTATCGCTTTGATTACTGACGAACCTAAGATGCGAGAAGACATCGTGCGGGTTGGTTCTGGGTCTACGGATCTGCGATATCGGCCGGAGTTCAGCGAATGGTCAATGGTGATCACTTTCGAGTTTGACTCCAAAGCTCTTTCCCAAGAAGCCATTTTGAATCTCATAGACCGCGCTGGGTTTGGTGTCGGGCTAGGCGAATGGCGACCAGAGAAGGGCGGCGAGCATGGTCGTTTCAAACTAGATCGTGAATATGGCATTGATTACGTTGGGAAGGTCGCATGAGCGGCAACAACAAACGTGTCGAATGGACTAAAGGGTCTGCCTTCAGGGCAGATCCATCTCTTGCACTAAGTGAGATTGAACAACTCGACTATCGATTCGGTGGGCAAGCTCCTACCGGCGCGCTAGTTGAACATGCACGCAACCCGACCTCTGTATTACACAAAGACTTCGAGTGGGATGACAGCGTCGCTGCTCAAAAGCATCGCATCGACACCGAGAAGAAAATCAAACGATCACTAGTCTATGTCTGTGACAAAGGATTATCTGAGGACACAGAAATTAAGACTGTGCGCGTTTTCAGTAGCGTAAAAGTTGCCGACCAGCCTGGTGCATCTCGGATCTATCTCAACACCATGACCGCGCTGGAAGATCCTCTATATCGACAACAGATATTAGAAAACGCCAAGCGTGAATTGCAACAGTTCGTGAATAAGTACGATGCGCTAGTTGAATTGGCAGATGTAATCAGCCCGATCAAAAAGCAACTCAATATTTAGGCAGGTAGGTTAGGTTTGGGCGCGGTTAGTATTGTCTTGGGTGGTCACGGTAAGGCAGGTAGGTTAGGTCTGGGTTTTGCAGTTTTTGTTATGGAAGGTCAAGGCAAGGCAGGTAGGGTTGGGCCAGGCTAGGAGTGGGCGGCGCGGTTTAGCGTGGCTCGGCTCGGAAGGGCGAGGCAGGTCTGGTAAGGCAAGGTGGGCTGGGCGTGACGAGCAATTGCAAGGCAAGGCAGGTGAGGTCTGTCAGGTCAGGGTTCAGCATGGTGCGGCAAGGCAGGTAGGGTAAGTCAAGGCATGAATCGTAATGGCACGTCGAGTCGGGGCCAGGTCAGGCTAGGCAGGCATGTTGGGTCTAGGTGAGTCGGGGCTTGGTGAGGCTGAAACCGGTAGGGCGTGGCAGGTGTGGTGGGACGTGTCGGGGTCACGCATGGACAGGTGAGGCGGGTTCTGGATCGGCAAGGCAGGTATGGCTGGGGTGGGTGCGTCTCGTTTCAGAATGGTACGGCAAGGAAAGGTTAAGTCAGACAACAATGGAGAACAAAAAGTGCAGTCGATAAAACGTAAATGGTGGTGTTACCACAAACGCAACCCAGAGGTATATGAACTCTTTAAGCGGTACACCTTTCAGTTAATCAGGGCAGGCCACAATCACTACAGTGCCAAGGGCGTGTTCGAGCGTATCCGATGGCACTCCGACGTAGAGACTGCAGGAGAGCCCTTCAAGATCTCAAACAATTATACGCCGTATTACGCTCGACTCTTCATGACCGAGTTCAAGCGGCACGATGGATTTTTTCGTATCAAAGAACTCAAGGACAACTGATGCACCCAGAGATTTACGAGTGCAAGGTCTGCGAAGAAGAAACCGAGTTCGCTTACATAGAAGCAGAACATGGCGACCGCTTCCAGCCTGGCTGGGATGCGTGCTTGAAATGCACGGTGTGCGACGATTTTATTATAGAAATGTGGGAGTTAGAAGATGGCTGATGGAATAGTAAACATACGGGGCAAGGATTACATAACCGTACCTAAACGTATGGCAGAGTTTCGTAAGGAACACACGATCAAAGAAGGGTGGGCGGTAGTCACAGAGTGCCAGGACATAAGTGACAAGATCAGAGTCAAAGCAATGATTCTCAACCCCGCTGGCATGATTGTCGCGACCGGGCACGCAGAAGAAAAACCAGGTAGTAATCCAATAAACAAAACCAACGCTGTAGAGAACTGCGAGACCAGCGCGGTAGGACGCGCCTTAGCAATGTGCGGCTACGGTGGCGAATCGTTTGCCAGCGCGGAAGACATGGCGCGAGTTCAAGCAGCAGAAACACCGATTTCGTCAGACGTAGTCGCAGAGATTAAATCTAAAGCGAAGCAAGCCAGTGTAGACATCGACCGAATAAACAATCGGTATGGTGTCCAGAGTTTGCAGGATTTGTCCCAAGAGCAGGCCGTAGAAGCTCTGAGGATCATCTCCAAACAAATCAATAAAAAGGACGACGATAAATGAAGCAGGGCACACCAGAATGGTTCGACGCGCGTGTTGGGTGTTGTACTGCGAGTCGATGCCATGACGCAATCTCAAAAACTAAATCAGGATGGAGCGCATCCCGTGAGCGTTACATGGATGAATTGATCACTGAGCGACTCGTCGGTCGAGCCCAAGATCACTTCATCAGTGCAGACATGATGTGGGGGATTGAGCAAGAACCGCTCGCGCGCGTCGCATATGAGTTTGAGAATAATGTTACCGTCGATGAAGTCGGAAGCATCCCGCATCCCACGATTGAATGGTCTAGTGCCTCCCCTGATGGACTAGTTGGCGAAGACGGGCTCGTAGAGATTAAGTGCCCCAAGACCACCACTATGGTATCTACCGTGCTGTCTGGACAGATACCTAAGAACTACGTCACACAGATGACCTGGCAGTTGGCTTGCACGCAGCGCAAGTGGTGCGACTTCGTTATGTTTGACCCCCGATTGCCGCCAGCGAACCAGATATGGATTGAACGTTATGAGCCCAAAGCAGAGATCATCGCTCAGTTAGAGGAAGATGTGCGGCTGTTCTTGTTGGATGTAGAAGTGCGGCTCGAGACGTTTCAGTCCAAAACCTCTGGGTAATCCCCAACCCTGATAAGCTCAGTCACCTCAACCGCTCTGTCACCGACCTGGTCAGCCCACCGAGAATCCAAAAACTCATCGGCTGCTAGGTCGTACTGACCGCGTGACATAGCCTCTAGCGCCTTGACAAAGCCTCGTAGACGGGTCAGTCCAAGGTTAAAGCACAGATTTATCATCGCATCTCTGCGCGGCTTATTGAGGTCTCTGTACCAATCGTATGCGTTCTCTAGCTCTGCATCGCAGCGAGCTATGTCATTCATCAACAGGTATTCGATCTCATCATCGGACAGGCCGATACCACCATCTTCGTCAACGCAACGCCCGACACCAATGGTCGTCTTGTTGGCTGTACACTGATATGCGAAAGCCTTCACACCTTCGTGCCGCTTTAATGTTTCTACTAGTGGCCCCACAAATGTCACCATTACTTTTTCACTTTGTTCATAATGCCAATGACCCCGCGCACGCCAAACGAAGCCGCGATGATCACACTAAGCCCGTACTGGTACCATTCTGGCATTGTCGATAAAACCCGGAACCCTTCTTGCACATGGGGAACTGCTGGCGGAATGAATGCCAATATCAGTGGGATAGAAAATAGGATAGTAATCCACTCGTCTTTCCAGCTTTGATTGCTCGCGCGCGCCATTGCTGTTTCCCAATCAGCAGCACTCTGCGCCTGAGTGGTCATTACTTTGGCCTCTGCTTCTGCTTTGGCTTTAGTCTTTGCGACCTTGCCCTCTAGCCAGGTTTTGCCCAGGTCAGCGACGGGGCCGATCAAAGATCCTAATAGGCTCATTTACCATTCCCTCTTGTTACCCAGGCTGAAGCGCCGAAGAAGGCAGCAACCAATCCCGCGATTGCCACAAAGTAGACCGATGCAATATCCCCTAAGATAGCAGCGGCTTGGTCGAGCCCAACAAAGGTACATACAACGATCAGCGTGGGATACAGTAGCATGCCCCACAGTGCGAACCAGGCCATGCCGCGCTGCGCGTTTGCTTTGTCTTGTTGGAGCCGAAGCTCTTGCAGTTGCTGACTGGTTTCGAGTTCGTCGTCAGTTACTACACCGTCACCATCGGTGTCATATGCACTGTATTCAGACCCGTCTTCCAGGCGCTTGGCGTTCACTGAACCTCAGCCTCAATGACTTCTTCTTGTTGGTTATGATTGAGTTGTTGATCTTCGCGCTTGATAGCTTCTGCATGAAACAAGATAGAGTTTTCTGTTTCCTGAGCTTCCAAGATGAGCGCAACATGACGTTCCCGTAATTGCATTATCCGTTTAGCTCGGATGACACCATCCTGCGTTAAGTTCTCTTCCGTATACTCGACATCGTCAATCGTGATCATAAGGCTACTCCGTTTTCAACAGTGTAAACTTTATACTTAGTCATAGAAAGTAGTGTTTGGTCGCACCTTTACGGGTATGCAATATGCAGTAATGTTCTCTTGGCTATAAAGACGACGTTTCTCAATCGGCTTTACAGACCCTTGTTCGAGCCACACGGCGAACTGATTGCATCGATGCAGATTGCGGAAATGAAAGTCACCTGGCACGCGCTCGCCTTCGACCATCATTATTAACAGGAACGCCATGATCATTGGTCACTGCCAGAAATAGTAGGAACTGAAGATGAGTGTCGGCCCTGCGATGCCTGTGATAAGAATGGCCCAGAGGATTTTTTCCAACAGACTCACCCGAAGGCTTTAAGAATCAACACAAATATCAAAACTGCGATACCGCCACCGATGATCAAAGTCGTGCCGCCTACCAAGAGTTGTTGGATCAAAATTTGCCTTTCTCGCTTCCTTTTTGCCATCAGTTTAACGTGTGCCCTCCTGTCTTGCTCCTGCTGCCTAATCGCTTGGTCATAAGACTCCAATAATTTGGGGTCTGCGACGAGCAGCAAATCTCTCAGATCTTTTTGATACCGCTCTTGATTTCTGCGAAGCATCTGTAGCTTCAAGATGTCATTTTTAGAGAGCGCATTAAATGCTGAACTTTTGCGTTGTACCTCGAAGTTATTGAGAGCCTCTCCGAAATCAGACACGAGAGCCATCGCTTGCTGCACGTTGGCTTTTCCCTCATTGACGTTTTGTATCACCGAATTGATCTGCTGGAGAAGCATGCCAGCGGCTGCAACAGACTCAATTATCATGGCTCACCCCATAAAGAATTGTGGCAACGCTGCCGCCAGAATTAGCGCGTAGAGCCCATATATCAAGTTCTCAAGGTGCTTGAACTTGGCGCTACCCTCTGCCAAGCGTTCTTCGATTCGCTCGTAACGCAACGCACACTCTCGCTCATGGGCGTTGACTTCGTTCAATGCTTTTTCGCCAGCGTCACTCATACGGTTATATTGACCCTTTGACTCGATGCGAGCGGCTGCGCTTCGACCTTGTTTCCCTCTTTGGTATACAAGACAGGCAAAATAGTCTCTACGGCCACCCGTATCGTTTCGCCTTCCGCGCCAGTGCGTAGCCTTTCTTGCTTCTGCACCGCGACTTGTTTCCAAGAAATCTTTGCAGATTCTCCAACCGAACTAACGTCCATTTTACCAAGGCACGCCAGTGCCGGTAATAGGTGTCTTAGCCTCGGCGATCTGAGCCGCTACCGATGCCTCTGCCGATGCAACCGCGTCGTCACCCAAAGCCGCTTTAGCCCACGCTACCGCTGTCTCTGCCGTGATGTCGGAGTAAGGGGTGAATGTGTCTCCTGGCTCTGCGAGACCTACTGTGCTGTAAACTCTACCGCTAAAGGTGTCGTCCCCAACAGTTTCGCTGTCGGTTACATCGTAATGAAGAACGGTAACCACATCGGCTTTATCGCCTTGTTTCAGCACGCGATCCATAGCTGTTATAGTCCAGGTTGCTGTCATAAGATTGCCTCCGATTGTGCTGCCGTATACGCGGCTTTTGCTTCATCCGTGAAAAATTGTGCCGCTAACGCCTGCACGTCTGCGCTTTCGCTGCTTACGTCGTCTGTAGGACTAACAACGTGACGATGAAACGTGCGGCTGATTTCTGATCCATCCTTGGTGATTATGGTTGCTGTGCGGACTTGAATAACCTTGTAGCCTCCACAATCGACCACCTCTATTTTGTCTTGCAGTTTAGTTTCTGCTAAAGCCATTTTTATCTCCTTTGGCTGGACTGTCCGACCCTAGAATCCACTAGGGTTATGCGTAATAAGTTATCGAGAAGTACAGTGCGCTGGCTGTATTGTTAAAGTCGTTATGCTGAACAAACTCATATGCTCCCGTTGCTTTTGCTGAATAAACAGCAAATGTAGTTGAGCCACTGGCATAAGCAGTGTCAGGTGACTGGTCAATATACTGACCGAAAATACCAGACGGATATGCTCTGTTTGTTTCACCTATAGCAAAAGGAAGGTTGGATATTTGAAGCCCGTTTGTTGATGATCTATTGCTTAACGCTGAGAAAAAACCCGTTACATGAACCAGTCTGCCTATTTTTGTATAGTTTCCAGCCTTGTTCGCAACCGTCCCTGTTGCAAGTGTTGGTGTCCATGTGCCTTCTTCATAGTCATCCAGATAGTTGTCTGAACCTGTGCCGCCTAGATAGACACCGCCTGCCAGGTAAAGGTCTTTGAATCTAGCACTACCTGCGCCTAGATCAGAGGCATTATCTCTTGTGCCACCTACAGAGTTAGCAGGTAAGAAACCATTTTGGAAAAACAAAAGGTTGGTATCATCACTACCTATGTAAATATCACTACCGTCAGTACCAATTCTGCCTTTTGTGGCGCCGTCTTTGTTAAACCTTGCGATTTCACCATTAGAACTAAGGCGATTGAACACAGCAGTAACATTAGATGTTCTTGCGGCGACTACTGTGCCTGCTGGATTTAAAGCTACACCGTCGTTTCCAGTGCCATCTGACAAGCTAGTTGTTGTCGTAGCGCCCACCAGCAGGCTGCCTGCCGCCGTTATTCGCGCTCTCTCTGTCGCGCTTCCGCCAGTACTAAATTTAATATAATCGGCGTTGTCAGCGGACTTGGTGAAAATCGATAAAGAGCGGTCTGTAGTCGTGTAGGTGAAACCGGCTTGATAAGAAGTGTTGAGATGCCAGCCCCAAGTTTGAGTTACAAATCCGCCATCTAGGTTGAAAGTTGGGCTGGTCTGTCCAGTGATGCCGATTTTCGCACCACCAGCACCTATGATTACTGCGTCAGTTCCGTTGGGTTGAATTCTTAGCGGTTTGTTAGCCACGCCGGTCTGAATAGCCTGAATAAATCCAAACCCGTTACTGGTGTCGTAGCCGACGGACAAACCTGCAGCACTGCCGTCGCCAGGATCTGTACCGCCACCAGTGAACAAGCCGCGACCAGCGACTGTTAATTTTGTTGATGATCCAAGGCTGGACGTATGTATGCCGACGCTGCCGTTTGAGTCAATACGCATGCGTTCTGTGCCACCTTCTTTGAAGATGAAATCACCGCCATTTGCGTCTAGTGCAAGATCTGCTGTCCCTTCGGCACGAATTTTTAGGACATCCGTACCATTTTTAGCAACTCGTACAACGTCACCATTTGTGCCGTTGTTGTCGAAGAGTGCCGCTGTAGTACCGCCAGTTGCGTCTACGTGGAAGGGTTGTGATGGGGCGCTAGTATTGATACCTACGCGATTATTACCCGCATCGACAAAAAGCATGTGACTATTGCCATCAGATTCGACGCGGAAGTCGATGTCGTTACTGTC